AATACATGGAAAATGGTGTCAAAACGGGCTTTTTTGACGCCTAGTGTCAAAAATCATAATATCTCCTAAATTCACTTATGGTGATATGAGATAAGTTACTTACTTTTTTTAACTGCTTCGGTATAAAATCGTCGCCGTCTTCAACTATCCTTATATATTTAGTTCCTGCGTGTGCTTCGCAAGTAGAAGCTGTTTGTCGCTCCCAATTACCAAAATATGTAGCAGGTTCACCTAGTTTTTTGTAATTGTGTGTTCCTGCGTACAGATTATTTACCTTTGTACGCTGTCCTTTGTCGTCAGCTTTGCCGTGAAAATCAAATCCTAGTATGTAAATTGTGTCATGTTTGTGGGTGCTTGCCAGCCATAATGCTGTTGGTCCACTACTCCAACCTTTGCTAGGTTGAAAAAAATTAAATCCTTGAAATCCGTGATATTGTTTGTTTGGATTGGTCCATACTTCATTTTCCATCTGCCATTTATGTTGATTAATTTCTAGTATCATTTTTACATCTACTGCTACTAGGTAATGTGGTTGAAAATGTCTGAATACAGCGTTACAGGCATATACCTTGCCGTAATTTTTTAAAGGATGTAAGTCTATGTCTTTACGACTCTCGCCATTGCCTATCACGAAAGCTACGGTCATTTAAAAACTCCTACAGGGCTTCTGGTTGTGCCTGTATACCGTACATCTGACGTATAAAGTCTAGTTCCTTATCTTTTTCTTCTTGGTGGAATTCTGACGCTTTACGAGCTTTATTGATTTGCTTTAATGTAAGTCGTGTCTTTCTCGTGTCGTCACGCTTGACAATACTTTCGTCATCAACGGCATCATAGGACTTGTCTTCAACAGGTTCAAAAGTTTGTTTATCAAAATAAAAAAATTCTCGTAGTATCATGCTATTATTTATGCCGGAGGTGTATCCGGCGCTCCTCCTGCCGTTGGATCAGGAGCGGCCGCGTCTCCTTGACCTACTGTAATATCTCCGCCTTCATCTTCAGGTGGTGTGTCTTCTGCTCCTGCTATATCTGCTTCTATACCAGCACCGCTTACTCCGGCGCCTCTCATTTCTCCACTAGCATTAGTAGGAGTTGTGATATTCTCATCATTTTCTTCTTTCCACAGTCTTTCATTTTCAGCAAGTTCCGCGTCAGACATTCCTAAGAATCGTTTCATAGCGTATCTATTACTCATGAATGGTATTGCTTGTATCTGTGCGAATGTACCAATACGTTGATTATCTAATTCGCTTTGTCTGTAACTAGCAAAGTTTTGTGGTGGTTGGAAAGTAATATCAAACATTGCCAAATCAATGTTAATACCTTTTTCCATTAAGTATCTTTTAAATTCTTGATTAAACACTTCTATTAACAAATTTTGTAAACGTTCACAGTATTTGTTGAATCTTAGCTCTTGTATGAAAGCTGTTCCTACTCTACCATCATTGAATGAACTTTGTCCTTCATCTTGTGCCGCCGCCGGTAAGTATGAACTAGGAATACGTAAACCCCTAACAAGTTTATTTGTAAAATATTTAAGATCATCTATTTCACCTAGGTTGGTACCACCCGGAAGTGTTTCAACTTTGGAACCTCTACCTTCAGCAGTTTGCGGAAAGAAGTAATCTTCGTTTGTTGATAATGGATTGTAAGCACTATCGATTACACTTGTGCCTCCACCTGATTTAGACGGAATACGTCTTTGATGGATTTCCGTTTTTACACGTTCTACGAACTGCATTGCCAAATGACTTGGCATGTTACCTACATCAACATAAAAGACTCTTCTTTCCGGCGCTCTCTGTGTTCTGTAGATTATGATAGCATCTTCTAATAGTTCTTTTTGTTTGTATACTTTAAATATACCTTCTAGCAAACTATTTCCAAATGGTGCGTTGTTGTCTAATCCTTCTGACAAACTTAAATGAATCATGTGTTTAGCATCAACAGCAATTTCCTTGGTTTTATCATGACCAAATCTAGATGAACTACTTTGTGATGTCGTATTACCTACCATGCCTCTTACACCGCCTGTTAAATATCCTGAACCTCCTCCAGTAACATTTCCATTAGTGGTGTATGGTGTAGTAGCAACTTTGTCTACAAAATTTAAATTCATATCTCTAACAATATATTGTTCAGGTTTTTTACCTTCAGATTCGTTTACAATAATACTAGATACCTTTGCCGCATCAACATGAAACCAATTTTTTGTTTCTGGATCTCTTAAGAAAAAAGAATCACCATATTTAAAAACATTACGCACAATTCTAAACATGCGTGTTTCAAAGTTGTTTTGCTTGTGCCACTGCTGTAAGTATTGTTCAATTATTTTAATTTCGCTACCTGTAGCAGTCTGTTTGAAATCTATTTGAAAAGAAGTTTTGTTTTGCGTATTCATTTGCGTACAAAATTCCGCCAATATGTCCAATGCTCCATTGACTTCTGAGTCCATATCCATTACATTATATTGTCCATAACGTTCTACTCTGTTAGGAGCACCCGTGTAAACATCTGGCAGATAACTTGAATAATTTGTTCTAGCCGGTCCTGGTTGGCTTCCTGCTACGCTTAATGGACTGTTTGACCCATCAGCATCTGCTTGTGTAAAATATCTTTTCCAACTCATCTTATTGAACACCCGTCATTACGTTATTATCTTTGTTAACCATCTTTTTCAGAAGTTTATTTGTTTCTTTCTGTTCCTCGATCATACTATTACTTATATCACTGTTGTTATTACGGTTCCCATGTCTGGCAGATCTTCTATCTTCAGCTGACATTTTTGGTTTTGGTTCTGCTGGTTTTTCATCATCGTTCTTTAAAAAGTCAGGTGTAATATAATCAAGGCCCGCACCAACAGCATTTTTACCAGCTTGGAATCCGTCTACAATGGCATTTTTTACAGTTTTGGATGTTTCAACCACAGGTTGAACAACATTTTCATCTAAGGCCTTACCTGCTCCTTCTATCTTCTCTTTAACATTATCTTTAATCTCTTGAAAATCTGGTATATCCGGAAGTATGAAATCCAAAAATTCTTTAATCTTTTTAACAAAGTAATCTTTAATATCTGTTAGTACCTGTTTCATATCTGCCATTGTTGGTATAGCATCTTTCAAACTTTCAATACCTTCTTTTAACGCTAATTTAATTTCTTCAATAGTCGGTATATCTGGCATCATACCTTTTAATTTTTCAACAAGTTCATCAAATTTTTTCTCAATTTCTTCCATGCTAGGAAGGTCTGGTAACCAAGATGTTAATGTGTCTTTAATTTTCTTTTTAATTTCTTCATATTGTATACCAAAATATCCAAGAAATCCCTTTTCTTGTATTTCCTTAAAGATATTCATAGCACCTACAACCATATCTCGACCTTTGGTATCTAACCAGCCCATGGTACTGTTAAAGCCGTCAATTAACATTTTTTTTCCATCATTCTTAAGCCATAAGTATGCTTCATTTAGTTGTTCAATGAACGGCCCAAGTGCTTCTTTAGCTTTATCATAAAGGTCGTCTGCTTCGTTTACATTTGGTATAATACTCGCTAATCCATTTTTTAAATCCTGGAAGATCATGCTATCTAAAAGATCAACTTGTATTCTTCCTCTGACATGGTTTACCGTGTTTCCAAACTGGGCAACTTTTTCTGTTGCCATGTCTACAGCTTTCTGTTCTTTATCTGCCGCGGCTCCTGCTCCTTCTGATGTTTCCTTTAGAAAGTTTAAACTTGCCGCGGCCTGCAATCCTTGTCCTATCAAACCTCCCTGCATAGTCAATGCCTTCACTCCTGAAGCTTGAAAGGAATTGGCATATTCTGTCATTTCCCTACCAACTGTTACAGCAAAATTATTTCTTGCTGATTCAGACATGTTCTGAACATCCTGTGCTTGGTTCTTAAATGTATCACTCATAAGCATAAATGCTTGGGTCATTTCGTCTTGTGGCAATCCTGTTGACATATCAACGAGAGCATTTGCTAAATCTTTACTTCCTGCTGATGCTTGTGAAATAGCTGTGGCAAATTTTGGACCTTCTCTTGAAACAGCCATTTGAAAGTTAATATCTCTTAACCTAGCTTGAACATCTTGAGCTAATTGTTTTCTACTGACACCCGTAAGTTTAGCAATTTTATCAAGTTCCATGCTGTACGCCGCTGTGCCATCAACTAGATCTTTATTTGTAGTACGCTGTGATCTGCCAGTAACATGTATTAGTTCGTTGAAATTAATCAAACCTTCATTAAGTTCCTGTGTTGACAATCCCATCGCTAACAGTCTTTGTCCAGCGGCACCATTTCTTAAGTCTTTCGATAATGAAGCAAACTGTCTTGAACCACCTTCTACTGTTGGACCAAAAAGTCTAAGTCTTTCAGCACTTTGGGTAACCATGTTGGCAAAATCTTGTAACGGAATACCAGCATTACCAGCAACCCTTACAACTTCAAACATGTTGTTACCAAATGATGCTCCTGTAGATGAAAGTTCTCTAAATAGTTCTACCTGATTGTCTATAACTCCAGACAGCATAGTAAGTCCTGGAATAGGAAGATGCTGAGCAAAGTCTGTTAGTGTGTTACCGCCAGCAATAAGTTCTTTACCAAGGTTTACTGCGGCACCTACTGTGCCTGCTATCGTGGCATTTAAAAGACTGAATATTCCACCTGATACTGATTTTAATTTTTTACCAAAAGTAGAAACTTCTCCGGTTGCGTATTCTGCCGCTACACCCAGTTCATTTAGCTTTTTAGGATCAACACCCGGTCCACCTACGCCTACTGGTGTATTTGGGCCAGCACCTATGCGTTTTCCACCCAGAGCTTTAAGAATATCCCTTAAAGTTTGTTCAGAAGCCGCATTTTTGGCTTCAACTTCGCCTATTCCTGGTATTTCAACTGTTACTACTGCCATGAATTAAATACTCACATAATAAATTGCCATAAATATAATGTATGACTTACATACTATTTAGCAGGAGAAATAAACATGGTAGATAATACTATTCCGCCTACGATGGCTCAGGGCGGTGTTGGTGTACCTATGGGACAGCCTCAGGTTAACCCATTAAAGAAACACCTACGACAACCTAAGATCTACATTAAACTGCCTAGTCAAGGAAAGTACTGGCCACAGAACAGTATAGACATTCCTGAGACTGGGGAATTTCCTGTTTATGCAATGACAGCAAGGGATGAGATAACTTTCAAAACACCTGATGCGTTATTAAATGGACAAGCTACAGTTGATGTAATACAAAGTTGTGTGCCAAACATTAAAAACGCATGGATGACCCCTTCAATAGATCTTGATACTTTATTAATTGCTATTAGAATGGCAACCTATGGAGAAACAATTGAGATCTCGACACAGGTTCCTAACACACAGTCGACTAGAGATTTTGGATATAGCCTACAAAATATATACGATCATCTACAGTCAGCAAAGTTTGAAACCACACACAAGATAACCGGTTTTACTGTTGTAATCAAACCAATTACATACAAGGTACAGACTGAACAGGCTACAAAAGCATTTGAAGAACAGAGAGTTTTTTCAATCATAGACAGCGATGATATTGATCAAACTGTTAAGTTGGCAAAATTCCAACAGGCATTTCAGAAACTTACAGATATCAATATAAATGTTTTGATAGACAGCGTTGTTTCAATACAACCTGATGGTGATCCTGAAGCTGTGACCAATCCAGCATATCTAAAAGACTTCTTGGATAACTGTGAAGCATCGGTATTCAATCAAATCAGTACTTGTATCAAAGCACAAAAAGAAGCATTTGCTATCAAGCCAGTCACAATACAAAGTGACGAGGAAGAAATAAAAGCAGGCGCACCAGAAACCTTTGAAGTTCCAATTACTTTTGATCAGAGCAATTTTTTCGGCTCCGGATCTTAACGTGGTCACTCGATAAAATCCAAAACGAGGTTAAGGTCCTCGAAGGCGAGGTCAAGCAGATTAAGGCAAACTTGTACAGATTGTGCTGGTGGATGAGAGGATCCTTGGATCTATCTGACAGTTATAATTTATGTGCTGAGGACATTACTCTTTTAAACGATCTTGTGAAAGAAAATCTAGAAACTGCTAAAAAATCTGGACAGCCTTTTTTCTAGGCAGGTGTTTTAATCTTTTTGGATTTTGTATCTATCTTGAAACCAGCGTTTTTCAAAGTGTTAACTGCATTCTGAATTTCATCATCTGGCATCATGTTGTCATCACCAGCATCTGTTGCGTAGGCACTCTTCTTAGTGCGTTGTCCTAACTGTGATTGAAACCCTTTTCTAACAAAGCCTTTCATTACCTGTTTGACCTGTGCTTTTGTCAAAGGTATATCAACTTCATTCAGTATTGATTCCAGTATTGCTTCGCTGTATATTGAGTTTGACAATGGAAGTTCCATTTGTCCATCTGGAGTAAGATCTGACTTCTTAGGAGTAAATGCTTTCTTAGCGGCTCCCGCTACCTTGCCCATGCCCTTGCTGACCATCTTAGCGGCTTTGACGCCGGCGCCAGCCGCGGCTTTTGCGCCTTTCGTAACTTTTTTAGCACCCTTGGCTAGTATTCTACTCATGCTAGGATCTTGATTAATGAAACGCATCACTTCTGAAGGCTTGTTAGCAAATCCTTTTGATACCATGAACTGTCCTAAACCTTTAGCAGTCATGCCGCCTAGATCAGGACGCTGTTTAGCAACAGCAAAAAAGTCCTTGTAAAGGTCGTTTACTTCCTTGTCCAATTCCGCGTCTAGTTGTGCGGCCTTGCCCATAGCTGTGTTTTTGCCCAATGTACGCTTTAAAAAGCGAATTGGTCCTTCATTTGTCTTTTTTGACTCTGTTAAAACGTCTATAACCTTCATCCTGAACTCCTATTCCATTATATTTATGCTTTTGAATACATAATTACTTATTAAATAATCGACTATGATTACTAGATATCAGATAGTTGACCCTACGGGCAAGGTAGTTGATGAACTTAACTCGCAGGAAGAAGTCAACCAATACGTAGCAACCAAACGTGATCAAGACCCACATTTTCAATTCGAAGTAATTCCCATAGAAGTGAGTAGCGTGAAGCCTGGATTTGGCCGTGATCCTGATCTTCATTAAAGATCTCAACGATTGCGATGATCCGTGTGATGATTGTACGCATTGGATTGGATTGATCTAAAGATCAATCGTGTTATCGCTGTCGCTCTAACACTTGTTATTTGCTAGTATTAAGTGCGAAGCACTTACGTTTCATGTAGATTGTTCAGTCAGACGGAACCTATCCGCTGGTTCCATCTATCCCAAGCTTCATGTGAGTTCGCACAGCCGAGACCGGAAGTAGGTATTTGACTTGCTCCATGGGCTCTGACCTTTCCCAACCTACGTCGACATCACGAAAATCTGCGTAACCGGTTTTGCTACCGCAACCGCTTCGCGGATCTCGCTATCTCCCGCTTCGTTCCTTTGCTAGGAGTTTTTTGGAGCAACAGTTTAGTGGACACGCCAGTTCTGATGTAGCTCGTGGCTACACCTCAAAGCGGATCGAGCCTCCTCGATCAAACAGCGTCCTATATTGCCTAGATTTTTTTTAGTTGTTCTTTAAGAATTTTTGAACTGCCTACCCGCACATTGATGATTCCATTGTAGTATTCATCAGTTTCTAACACTCTGCGGTTGAATTGTTCCCTAGCCTCTAAATAACTCATTAAGCCTCTGCTTTGACATAGATACAATATTTCTCTTGTAAAATTTTCTGGTCCTATTTTTTCAACGTCAGCAATCAAATGATCTGAGGATCCCCAGTAATCTCGCCAATCGCTTTCTACTTTGCTTCTTCTTTTGTTTTTCTTGCCTTTGAGTGGTGGGCGTGTTTTCTTAAATTTGGCTAATTTCTTGCCTATATACTTTTTATCGTTGGTCTTATTGGTTATTAGATATACAAATCCCTCTATATCTTCGGGTAATTCTTCTATTTCTTTACCTTGGTAAGTCCATCGCATATGGATACTTACCCTAGCCTAATCTTCTGGGACGTCCTTTTTGGAATTATGCCTGTCGTGTACTTCATCCATGCGTTGTTTTGCTAAAGATCTTATTTCACGAAGCCATTTGCGAGTCTCTCTGTGTGTACGTACTGAATTTCTTGCTTCAAATGCTTCATTTGCCTTGAAATATGCCATATATGCCTTGGTTAACTTATCATGTATGTCATCATGCATTCTTTGCTATTCCTATCATGCGTTCTACTAGACTGCCGAAGCCTACTTGCCTCTGCATAGTCAAGAGATTTCTAATTCCCAAGCCTTCAAAACTTTCTAATGTTAGCTGTGCTACAGCACTACGGTGTTCACCATCTAATAGATCAACTAAAACTTTTGCTGTGCCTTTTGTTATCCAAGCATCTGCGTCATGTTTATAAGACATAGTTCCATCTTCATTAACTTTTCCTACGACCCAAAGGTTACTAGCACAACCTCTTATTTTATTTTCGTCTATTTTATCTTTATCTTCTAGAGGAGGTACTTCTCTAGCTATGTCAATAAGATACTGTAATCTATCATGCCCTTCTAACGGAGCCATTTCTTCACCACGATTTTTAATTTTATCTAATATCATCTTTCATTAAATATTTCCACGTCATTTTCATATGATGTAAAGCCGTTTTCCTTAACTACTTTTAGTACGTGTGTAACTCTACCAACCAATTCGTCCTTGTGCGATATGAGATAAACGTTTTTGTGACGTTCTCTACCCATCTTCTTTAGTATAGCTAAACTGTTTTCAACTCCACTAGTATCCATACCTGAATCAACAAGCTCGTCAATGAACAGTAAATTAATATTTTGATACAAGCTCTCCCAAACATCTCTGAAAGCAAAACTCATACCAAGAATCAACCTATTACGCTCACCTCTGGAAAGATTGTCAAAATCAAGATCCTGACCTAACTGTGTGATCTCAACACTCAAATCGTTCATAAACACAACTTGATGTGGAAGTCCTAGCTTGTCAAGATAATGTGTGAGCCTGTTGTTCAAGTATGCCAAGTTTTGATCAATAATCTTTTTACGTATAAAACTATCTTTGTTTGTCAATAGTTTTAATAAGAACTCTTGATGTTCTTTTAGATCATTGAGTGCGTTGATTGTAGTCCAATCAACTTCTTGGATTCCTGTTTTAGTCAAATCATCAATTTGTTCCTGATAAGGATCAGTTTCATTTTGACTATTTTCTAATGCTTGTTTAAGTTGTGCTACATTTTGTTTGTGATCATAAACTTCCTTGATAGTTTCATAAAAAGTATCAGGTCGGCCATTTATATCACCTATTTCTGTAAGCTCATTGTTTGCTTCGGATAATTTATCTGTTATTTCTTTTTGATAAGAAACAGCATCTTCTAATTCTTTGGATTTTTTGTTTTCTATTTCTTTTACTTTATCCTCTTGTAGTTCTTGACCACAAGCATAACACACAGCATTATCAAGTTCTTCAATATCTTTTTTGACTTTATCTACTGAATTGTTAGCTCTTAGCAATGTAGAGTCTAATGTTGCTGTTTCTTTCTTAAGTGTGTTAATTCTTGTGTTTAATTCTTCCCAATTTTTTAGTTTTTCGTGTTTTTCTAATTCACTATCAACGTCAAGATGTTCTAGTTCACTTATACCTCTTTGTAATTTTTCAAGATTTGTCTTTTTATTTGTTTCCCAAGCACTCTGTTTTATCTTTAAGCTATCTATAGTATCTTTAATTCTTTCATTACTTTGTTGCTTGGCATTTATATTTGCGTTTTCTTCTGTAATATTATCTCTAGTTTGTTTAATTTTTTCTTTTAAGGTTTCTGCTTTTTCAGAAAGTATTGTTATACCAAGTAGTTGTTCAATAATATCCTTTTGATCATTTACCTTCATGCTTAAGAATGGTTCTGTATATGTGTTTAAAGCAAGTATATGCTTAAACATGTTATGACTCATTCCTAACAGTTCATTTATTGTTTCCTGTGTTTTACGGCTATCACCTTGACTTTCGTCAGTCATTTCTTGTTCTTGATCATCAACAAAAAATTTCAGTAGATTAGGACCACGTCCTCTTTCTACCTTATAATCTGTGCCGTCTTTTTCAAAAGTTAAAGTAACCAACATACCTTTGTTGTTGGTTTTGTTAATTAAATTATTTCTTTTAATATTTGTTAGTGCTATACCATACAAAGCATAACTTAATGCGTTTATGATTGTTGTTTTTCCAGTTCCGTTTCGAGAACCCATG